GCTACCGCTGAAACCGTTGTTGATAACGGCAGCAGCTTTAACTTGCTTGGTATAGGCCCTAGCGCGAGCCAAAGACTTGGTGTAGCGAGCAGACAGGCTGTCGTACAAGTTGTCTTCAACAGCTTCTTCAGTGATGGAGAAGCCGAGAGCGATGGTCTCGTGGTTGTAACGTGCTGTGAAAGCTTCTTGTGCATTGTCAAAAGCGATGGCAGAGCCTTCGTTCTTAACAGGAGCTGCACCAAAGCCAGCCAGCTTGGTTTCTTCTTCGAAGCTACGCTCAGATTTCTCTGTTTCGTAGATTTCTTTGTGCTCTTCGCCGTAGCGTGCGTACTCCATGCCGAACAAAGCGTTCAGGCCGGGCAGCAATTCTTTGAGCAGTTGTGCGCGTGAAATAGCCATTTAATTTACTCCTTACAGACCAACGGCGTTGGTATAGCTGTGGTAGCCGGGGTTGATCTTCACAAACACGTCAGTGTATGCGTCGCCCACTTGCGAGAAGCCAACCATGTTGGGGAAGCCCACAACGCGGAAAGCAGCAGTAGTTGTCACGGCAGAAGAGCCAGCAACCACAGAAGCAGTAGAGTTACCAGTAGAAGTGCTACCGGTGGCTACAGCGCCAGTTGAGAAGAACAAGTTTGCGCCGACGGCGGCTTGTGTCACAGAACCAGCAGACTGGACTTGGAACACTGCGCGGTCATCGTCTACAACATATGCAACGGCGTCCGAAGCGACTGTGCCAGTAGGCCAGTACTGAGCAAACACCTTTTGTTTGGTGCTTGGGTTGGTATACGAACAGCCAACAAAAACACCCACGCAACCAGTGTTAGTCGTGCCAGTGGGGAATCCGTTAGTGGTCGCATCCGCGCCCGTGGATGTAGCGACAGCCAAAGTACCCGCTGCCAAGACGTAAACCAAACTTCCGTTGTAGATGTTTGTGCCAAAACCAGAGGCAATAGGGATCATACGGGTGCTACCAGCATAGGGTAGACCCCCGATCAGATTTACGGGTTTAAAGCCGTAGGGGGAGGCAATTGCAGCCATGAATTACTCCTTATGAATTAAGAACCGCGTCCAAATGACACTTCCGAACGGCGCTCTTTAAACAGCGGCATCCTTGGGTCATTCTCGCGCATGAAGTTGTTGTCCACCGAACTCATCTGTCCATCAGCGACTTTCTGAAAATGTTCAGTCCGCTGCTCGATAAACTCGCTCGGGGTTTTGCAAAGGATCAGGCCACCGATCTCAATACTATCTGGGTAACGGTTCTTGCCGCCGCCCATCAATTGGATTTCGGGGTGATCGGAAGCCTTTACGGGCTCCCAGCCTTCGCGGAATTTTGAGGAAACATTCATTGGGTCATCGCTACCCAATGTGCTGACGCGAATCCAACGGAACCCATATCCCGGTTCAGGATTTGGAGTCGGAAGCAACTGTGGGGGCATCCAACGCTTTGGACGCTCCGTCTTGTCACGGGATTCGGTTTCACGATTTACACGATTCTCAGCCATTTGATTTCCTCGATTGTTCAGCAACCTGCTTGGCGTACAGTTCCAGTGGAACATTCAGCCGCTTGGCGATATTTACTTGAGATTGGGTCAGCACGATCTTTTTAGGTGCAGTGCTGCGTTTCGCAGAGGCAACAACATTCGACTTCTTCCGATCCGAGGGATACGCGCTCGGGAAAGTTTCGCGCATTTCGGCGTTGATACGCTCGTAATACTCGTCGCTTGTCGGGTTAACTCCGCTATCTACAAGGTCTTGGTGTACGGTTAAAGCCACAGCCGTCATTTTCTTGTCTGTCCCAAACCACGGATTGGATTCTTGCCACGCTCGCGCTTTGTTATCGACTTTAACTTCGGGCTGTTGCCGTTGTTGCGGTTGTACTACAGTTTCCGGCTCTTGTAAAGCAGGTCTGTAGTTATTTACCTGATTATCTCGCAGTTTGGCCGACATCAAGGCTTCTTGCGCTGACACAAGGGCTTCTGAATCCCCCGCCTCATACGCTGCCTTGTATTGACGTTTTGCTTCTTCAATCTCGCCGCTGATTACCTTTTTGGCCTGTTCCAGCAGGGCTGCATGGCCCTCGCCCAAGCTGCCTTGAAGACGTTTGTTCTCTTCAAGAACGCGCTGCGCCAGAGTAATGGCTTCTTCTTTCTCACGCACAGCCGCTTCTTTTGCGCGGCGTTCATCGTGATAACCCTTGCTGAAGTGCTGGATACGCTTCTTGACACCCTCGCCATACTGCTCAAGTTCGTCGTCAGTAACTTCGGCGGGGGCTTCCTTCATCGGAGAACGGCCCTTGTCCTCCTCTGGCGTATCGTCTACGACTTCAATTTCAACCTCATCACCATTGTTTACGGCAGATGGGTTTTCAGTTTCTTGTTCGTCTGGGAATTTAAAATCGCTCATGATTGCTCCTTAAACACGGCTAATGCCGCGAGGGTCTTCAACCACGGCTTCCACGGAGTCATCATTGATGATCCGCATCTCTTGGCCGTGAATCTTGATCCGGGTTCCCGAGTTCGGGCGAACAAGAACGAAATCACCCACCTTGCAGCTAGGGCCGCTTGGGAAACGTGACTTATCAGCGTAAGCGTCAGGACCAATCTTGACCACAAACAGCACGGGGGACATCACTTCCTCGAAGTGGACCGTTTGCCCGGACTTAACAATACCACTCTCATACTCTTCCTCGATATCAGGAAGAGCGCACAGCAGGTGGTACGTTACGGGTTCTGGCAACTGTTTGGCCTTTTGCTCTGCCAAGGTTGGCAGGATGGTCGGCTCGGCACCCTCATGGGATGCGATAAACAACTCACTCATCATCACTTTGCTCCAATTTACGCACAAGGTCAGTTACGGTTTGGTGTGCAAGGGAAAGACCCCGGATTTCCCCACACATACTCCGATACTCGGAATATTCTTTTGCGCTGCCTTCGATCAATGCTTTCGCAATGTATTCCCGGCGTTCTTCAATTTCCTTCAGGATGATCTCGAAGTACTTGTTCATGGCTTGTTAACCTGTGGCTTGTTTACTGACTTAAACATGTCTGCGCGAATCTTTTTATCTGATTGCTGACTCTGCGCTGCGATTTTTGCGGTGTTCTGCTTGTCTTGGATTTGCAGTCGGGCTGCTTCCTTCTGGGCGTCAAGCTGCATACGCTGCTGTTCCAGTTGCAGTTTTGCCTGTGCAATCTGGAAGTTCCGCTCATCATCAACGGCTTTACGCTGAACATCTTGCTGCTGAACTTGAACCGTGGCTTGCTGCAACTGAAGCATCGGGTCTTGGGCTTGCTGCTGTGCTTGCATCTGCTGTGCTTCCTGCTGGTGGACGCCCTGCAACTGTTTAGCCGCTTCAGCAACCAAACGAGACATCTGGTTCTCGATCTCAGGCGGCAACTCCATATCGGGCGGCGGCAGTGGTACGCCCAACTGATCCTCAATCTGCGAGCGGTACGCGAAGGCGAGGTGTTCTGCAATGTGCGCCATGATCGCGCCCTGCATCTGCTGGGCCATCGGGTTCTGACCAATAATCTGCATGATCTTCGGGTCTTGCAGCAGCGCGGTATGCGTAGCGATATGCGCTTCGTGATCCTGATAGATGAACGCTTTGGCTGGCTGGCCCGTCAGGAAGCCCATGTTCTCGCTGACTGGGTCGCGTGGCTTCTGGTCATCTTCCACCGGAACGAGGTCTTCAGCGTTCTTGATACCCAGAACTTCAAGCATCTGCCTGTGCAGTTTCGGCAGGTTGTAAATCTGCGGAGCACCTTGGGCCAACTGAATAGCCGCTTGGTACTGCATGATCCGCTGGGACATAGTTGCAGCATTCGGATCGCTGACAGGGATTACCTCAACGATGTCGTAGTCCGACTGCTTGACTTTTCTATCCCCGCCGTTCGGCGTGTATGGGTAACTTGTAGGTGTGTCGTCACGGATAATTGCCTTGAGGAGTTTGAACTCCATCCGCAATGACGCATGAACCCGTGCCTGTACTGCGCTCATGGTCTTCAACGTGCGCTCCAGCAGAGCCAGCGTCGTACCAACCGGAGCCTGTGCGCTCATGTCGCTGATCTTCATGTCCGAGATCGCGCCCAGTCGCCGCCCTTCGTCGGTGATCTGATTCAGCAAGGACAACAACGTCTGGCTAGGCTCTTTGTACGGCAGCGGCATGATGTTGTCGCGCACCGTGCCTGACGGCACATCCACATCCCGGAACTCGCCCGGAGCAATCGGCGTGTCATCACCTTTAATTCGCAAACCCCGGCTTTTGAGCCCACCCGGAAGGTTGCTCAGAGAGCCAGCGTCAACGAGTTGACGGATCAGGCTAGTACCCGCACGGGCATAACCACCGATCAGGTGGATCAAGCCCAGACCATAAGCACCGAAGCCGGGGATGTACGTGTACTGCACAAAGTGCTGACGCTTGATCTTCAGATCATCATCTTCTACCCAGTTACGGCGAATAGCCAGAACCTCCTGCGTCCCGCGCTCGACGGTGATCACGTATGGCAACGCAATTCCATCCTCGTCTTCAAACCCCGGCAAGTCGTAATCCGCATGGATTTCCATCAACTGATACCGATCATCGTCGGTCAGGCTGTAGCCCTGCTCTTCTGCTTTCTTCTTCTCCACATCCGTAAAAATGTGTACCGGGTCGCCCAACTCCACATCCCGATAGAAACCAGCCACCTGTAACTTCTTAACTTCATTTTTGGTCTTACGCATCACATGGGTGACACGCTCCGCGTTATAGATTGTTGACGCGCCATACGGCATAACCATATCTTCAGCCGGGAGGAAGATGGCAACTTGTCGGCCCATCGCTGGATCGAAGTACACCTTCTTGAACGCTGCGCCACTTAGCCCAAGGGAGTACAGCATCCGCTCGTGCTCTGCACGGTACTCGATCATCTCTTCGGTCAGTTTGAAGTTCATGTCATCACGAACTCGATCTGCCGCTTCTTCCTTCATCTTGTCCACAGCCCCAATAATCTGGGTTTTAACCGGGCCTTGAGCGGGGAAAGTCTCGGTAATCATCTCGGCTTGGAACCGAATGGCCGCTTCAGTAAGCAAGGTGGAGTACACACCGCAAGCACCCGACCACGGCTCGGTACGTTCCTCGTACTTCATCCCCAGTACTTCCAGCCCCTTGACAAACGAGTCCACCCAATCTTTGCGGGAATTGATATCAGCATCCACAAGACCAAGCAGATCAGATGAAATACTCTGCAAAGCAGCACGATCCATGTAATCGGCCAGATTCGCATCAAAGGTATCAGACTTGGTGGTATCTGACCCCGGCTCAAGGTCAACAACCACTGACCCATCCTCATCAGGCGCAATCTCAACTTCAATGCTCTGTTCTTCATCTAGGGCTGATGATGGGGTAGATATTGACGACGAATATACTGCTTTATCGATCATGTTCTGCTTTCTTTGTATTTAGTAATATGCCGTTCGGCGGGTACTCTTGAAGTACCGGACATCATCCTTCTCGTCGGTGGGCAACTTAATAAACCCACCTTGACGGAACCGCATCAGAGCCATTACTGTGGAGTCAACCAAGTCATCGTTGGGCATGAACGGGAACCCCGCCACTTCTTCCACGACTTCTTCAGCCCACCGAGTCTGAGGAACCCAGACCAGCCCCGACTGCACAATATCTGTTACTGCGTTCAACCGCGCTAGTTTATCCCCGGAACCCCGGTGTGGTGTGTATTCTTGTACGGGCAGACCCATGCGCCGCATCTCTTGATACAGCGCAGCGCCGTTGGACTTCTTCTCAACGATGAACGAGTCAGGCTCCCAGTACTTGTACTCCTCCAACGCCAACCGCTTCAACTCTGGAAACTCCACACGCTTCTTAATTGAGTTGAGCAAGATGATGTTGTGGCAATCGGCATCCTCGTTAAACCACACGCCCCATGTAGTTAGCGCGGTGTAGTCGGCACGGTTATGCGACTCCGCAGCGGCGTCCAGCGACATGATGACGTACTCGCACTTGGGCGGGTCTTCTCCCGTCCACTGCTGCCACCACTCCCGCTTTACTACCGAGGCTTCCTCAGATGTGGGGTTCTGCTGATACTGCGCGTTCCACTGGAACAGCGGCATGGATGCTTTTGTACGCTTGAGCGCGGTCAAGTCGTAGAACTCAGGCCACAGGGCTTTCTCGGAAACTGTCCCCGTTTCCTTGTTTTCTATTTCTAGGATCGCCGGGAACTCAACAATCTCGTACTGATCCCCGCCCTCGTTCTTAGCCATATCAGATATGACTCGCCCCGTCAGGTCGTTCAAGTGCCAACGGGTCTGGATGATTGCCACCCTGCCTCCCGGCATCAGTCGGGTACGCGCACCGTAGGTGAACCACTCGTACGCCTTGTCGAACACCTCAAAGTTACCGTTGATGATGTCCTGCTCGTTGTGTGGGTCGTCCACCAGCAACAAGTCTGCACCTCGACCAGCCAGAGCAGAGCCTACGCCACAGGCGTAGTACTCGCCGCCCACGTTCGTGTTCCACCTACCCGCAGATTTACTGTCTTGG